GCGCACCTCAGCCTTCATCAGTGGTAAGGCACCGGAAATCAAACCCTCGCCCGGCGGCAACACGCCATCGGGGCCGTCTGAAGATGCATCCATACGCACAATCTCCCTGATGCCGACAGCCGGAGATGCTGCTGCGCAGGGCTGGACCATTAAGGACGGCGGAATTCAGTTGTCAGATGGTGTATTTAAGATCACCAAGCAGAGCAATAAAACCTGGTCCCTGATGCATCCGGTGGATGACGCAATTACCCTGCTGACACAGGGCGGCAGACTGACCTGTAAGTTCCGCCTCTCAGGCGCACTGACCAACAATCAGTTCGGGCTGGGGATTTATCTGTATACGGACGCTCCCGTTCCTGATGGTGTGGCGATGACGGGTACCGGTAATCCGTTCCTGATGTCGCACTTCACTCAGACCACTGACGGCAGAGTGAATCTGATGCATCACAGGAAAGCCGGAAACACGAAGCTGGGGGAGTTCGGCGATTACGGTAACGACTGGCAGACGCTGGAGCTGGTGTTCACCGCCGGCAGTGCCACGGTTACTCCGAAACTGAATGGAGTGGCTGGCCCGGCATTCCAGGTCATAAAAGACAGTCTGACACTGGGGCTGAATGCGCTGACGCTGACGGATATTACCAAAAATGCAGCGTATGGCGTTGAGATAGAAAGTCTGGTGCTGGAGATAAATGCACCGGCATCATCATAAAAAGTGAGCCAGTCAAATGGAAGGTATCGTTAAACTCACCGGTAGTGTCAGTGGGTCGTCTGAGATGCCTGCATGAGTTATCAGAGCCATCAGTACTTAACTGGTGGCTTTTTTTATTGTTGTCAGCTTCCGGATAACGGGAGACGGGGTATGTACCAGATGGAAAAAATCACAACAGGTGTGTCATACACCACGTCAGCGGTGGGAACGGGCTACTGGTTCCTGCAGTTGCTGGACAGGGTTTCCCCGTCTCAGTGGGCGGCAATAGGCGTGCTGGGGAGTCTGCTGTTTGGGCTGCTGACATATCTGACTAACCTGTATTTCAAAATCAGAGAGGACCGTCGTAAGGCTGCACGGGGAGAGTAATTCAATGACTCAAAACTATGAACTGATTGTGAAAGGGATCCGCAATTTTGAGAATAAAGTTACGGTAACTTTAGCGTTACGGGACAAAAAACGCTTTGACGGTGAAATTTTTGACCTGGACATCTCGCTGGACCGTGTTGAAGGTGCCGCGCTGGAGTTTTATGAGGCAGCAGCCAGAAGGAGCATCAGACAGGTCTTCCTGGATGTTGCTGCCGGGTTATGTGAAGAGGACGAGCTGTTGCCAGAAACGCGCCCCTGTTCAGAGGCGCGGAATACCATAAAAATTAACAGTTCTGATAACTCGATTACGTGTTGTTAGCTTTTTGCAGTTGGCTTTCCAGTATCTTTCATTGGTAGCATCCTGATAAATATCCATGAGCGCAAAAATCAAATACGGCCTGTCAGCTGCTGTTCTGGCGCTGATTGCTGCAGGCGCGTCTGCTCCTCAGATACTTGACCAGTTTCTGGACGAAAAAGAGGGTAACCACACAACGGCATACCGCGATGGTTCCGGCATCTGGACCATCTGTCGGGGGGCCACGATGGTGGATGGAAAACCCGTTTTTCCCGGTATGAAACTGTCGAAGGAAAAATGCGACCAGGTCAACGCCATTGAGCGTGATAAGGCGCTGGCATGGGTGGAGAAAAACATCAAAGTGCCATTGAGCGAACCCCAGAAAACGGGGATCGCGTCATTCTGTCCGTACAACATTGGTCCCGGTAAGTGTTTCCCGTCGACGTTTTATAAACGAATTAATGCAGGTGATCGCAGGGGAGCGTGTGAGGCGATTCGCTGGTGGATTAAGGACGGTGGCAGAGACTGCCGTATTCGTTCAAACAACTGCTACGGTCAGGTATCCCGTCGTGACCAGGAGAGCGCGCTGGCGTGCTGGGGTATCGACAGATAAGCAGAATATTTTGCTGAAAAATAAGGCATGGCCACGCGGGCGGATAACATGAAATCCTGCGAACTGGCGAAACGTAAGTGAATAAAAGTAAAAACCCCGTTTGTTGGCACCAAGCGGGGGTTTTGTGTTTCCTGACTCCGGAAAAGTCAAAGGAGAAAGTGTGTTTGATTTTAGCAAACTGATTCGGGAGATTCGAGTGATGGCTGAAAAATTATCCACCTGGAAGTTCATTCTTATCTGGCTGGTGTTTGTGATTATGGCCTCCGGTTATTTCATCGGTCAGATACGCTGGTGGTGAAATGAACCGCGTACTGTGCGTGGTCATCATTGCCCTGCTGGTGGCCTGTGGTGCGCTTAGTCTGGGGCTGAATCATTACCGTGATAACGCCATTACCTACAAAGCCCAGCGCGACAAAAATGTCAGAGAACTGAAGCTGGCGAACGCGGCAATTACTGACATGCAGATGCGTCAGCGTGATGTTGCTGCGCTCGATGCAAAATACACGAAGGAGTTAGCTGATGCGAAAGCTGAAAATGATGCTCTTCGTCGCAAGCTTGATAATGGTGGCAGGGTGCTCGTCAAAGGAAAATGCCCTGTGCCATCCTCAGCCGAAACCTCCAGCGCCTCCGGCATGGGCAATGATGCCACCGTCGAACTCTCTCCAGTTGCTGGACGAAACGTTCTCGGTATCCGGGACGGAATTATCCGCGACCAAACAGCACTGAGAACGCTTCAGGAATACATCAGGACGCAATGCCTTCGATGATAGCGATAATTTTACTCATCATCCTTCACATCTGGCTCTGTAGACAGGGTGGTGATCACTTCTGGAGTGAATCCAGATTTAACATCTCATTGCTGATGCTTGATATTGAGCATCTTGCGCGCGGTAAGGGGCTGCGTTGAGATAAGAGCCAGTCATCACAAACACCAGGATTTAGCCTCGCATTCGCGGGGCTTTTTATTGCAACAAAGGTAAAGACGATGGATGAAGAATATCGTAAAGACCTGCAATTGTGGTTTGGCCTGACGCATGCGTCGTTCTGCGTGATGCCGAGAGTATTCATGGAGGCTATGCCGCAAGAATGGCAAGAGAAGATGGCGCAGTTGCTTTTTGAGTATGGCGACACGATCAAAACGGATGTCTGCGGAGTTCACAGCTGTTTCGTTACTGCCAAAGACGGCAACAACCGCTTTATGAGGATGCCAGAAGATATTCTGAACTATCGTCATCCCCGGCGTGAGTTCATCGAATCATTTCTGAAGAAGTAGCCATTACAAAGTCTATCTGCGGGGGGCTTGATAAAGGTGCTTTCACCTCGCTTAGCATGGTATGTTCTGACTACCAACTTTTTGGGAGGACACATGGAACTGATAAATGGACGGCCAGGCAGAGATTTTATAGTGGGAACATATACCTACTCAGAAATTAAAGATCTTAACTTCATGGCTAAGGAAGAGAAAAGAGCTCGTGAAGAGCTAAAGCATCGGGGTTACGAATTGGCGTATATCAAGGCGGACTCTGAATGTAACGGGATGTTTGTCAGGGCGTACCGGGTCTATACTGACAAAGCGCCATCTAATGTCTAAATATACCTCGGGCGGTTTTTTACGTTCATTACCGTACGCAATTACAGCAGGCATTCATTGAGTGCCTGTGATAATGATTTATCAACGTGCTTGCAAACGGTATTCTAGACCTCCAATTATCCTAAGGAGGTTTTTGTGGTTAAAAATTTAGAATACATGAAGGGGATGCTTGAGGTATTTTTGAAAGCGAAAACTCCCTTTATATCTACAAAAGACTTAGCTAATGCGGGGTACGATATCTGCTCGAATGAAGGGATGTTTCATTATCTACTTCTTATTGAGCAAGGTTATATCAGTAATAAAGATCTAATAACGGATGACATAACTAAACTGGGCTACATGCGCCATTGTGGCCATATGCTAGATATGGGTACCGACGTGCGACTATCTGCGCAGGGACAAGAATTCGCCCAGGCATTAAATGAACCTACGGTTTTTGAGAAATTAAAGTCAATGAGCGATGCCCCTTTGAGTACAATCAAAGATGTTGGGCTGGAGTTAACGAAGGCCTATTTAAAGAAGAAATTTGGCCTCGAGTAAAATTTCTACCCTCACGAGTTAAGTTGTTTTGTGATGGTTATTCGCAATGAATATCTCTAGCCACTGGCATTTGCTGGTGGTTTTTTTATGCGCATCCCTCGCGCACCACAAAGGGAGTCTTTCAGTAGTGATTCTGAATATCAGTGTGATAAACGTATTTGACAATCATTATCATTTTTGGTGGGTCCTTTCCGGCGATCCGACAGGTTACGGGGCGGCGACCTCGCGGGTTTTCGCTATTTATGAAAATTTTCCGGTTTAAGGCGTTTCCGTTCTTCTTCGCCGTAACCTAATGTTTTTATTTAAAACACCCCCAGAAAAGAAAGGAAACGACAGGTGCTGAAAACGGGCTTTTTGGCCTCTGTCGTTTCCTTTCTCTGTTTTTGTCCGTGGAATGAACAATGGAAGTCAACAAAAAGCAGCTGGCTGACATTTTCGGTGCGAGTATCCGTACCATTCAGAACTGGCAGGAACAGGGAATGCCCGTTCTGCGAGGCGGTGGCAAGGGTAATGAGGTGCTTTATGACTCTGCCGCCGTCATAAAATGGTATGCCGAAAGGGATGCTGAAATTGAGAACGAAAAGCTGCGCCGGGAAGTTGAAGAACTGCGGCAGGCCAGCGAGACAGATCTCCAGCCAGGGACTATTGAGTACGAACGCCATCGACTTACGCGTGCGCAGGCCGACGCACAGGAGCTGAAAAATGCCAGAGACTCCGCTGAAGTGGTGGAAACCGCATTCTGTACTTTCGTGCTGTCGCGGATCGCAGGTGAAATTGCCAGTATTCTCGACGGGATCCCCCTGTCGGTGCAGCGGCGTTTTCCGGAACTGGAAAACCGACATGTTGATTTCCTGAAACGGGATATCATCAAAGCCATGAACAAAGCAGCCGCGCTGGATGAACTGATACCGGGGTTGCTGAGTGAATATATCGAACAGTCAGGTTAACAGGCTGCGGCATTTTGTCCGCGCCGGGCTTCGCTCACTGTTCAGGCCGGAGCCACAGACCGCCGTTGAATGGGCGGATGCCAATTACTATCTCCCGAAAGAATCCGCATACCAGGAAGGGCGCTGGGAAACACTGCCCTTTCAGCGGGCCATCATGAATGCGATGGGCAGCGACTACATCCGCGAGGTGAATGTGGTGAAGTCTGCCCGTGTTGGTTATTCCAAAATGCTGTTGGGTGTTTATGCCTACTTCATAGAGCATAAGCAGCGCAACACCCTTATCTGGTTGCCGACGGATGGCGATGCCGAGAACTTTATGAAAACCCACGTCGAGCCGACCATCCGTGATATTCCATCGCTGCTGGCGCTGGCCCCGTGGTATGGCAAAAAGCACCGGGATAACACGCTCACCATGAAGCGTTTCACCAATGGGCGTGGTTTCTGGTGCCTGGGCGGTAAAGCGGCAAAAAACTACCGTGAAAAGTCAGTGGATGTGGCGGGTTATGATGAACTTGCTGCCTTTGATGAGGATATTGAACAGGAAGGCTCTCCGACGTTCCTGGGTGACAAGCGTATTGAAGGCTCGGTCTGGCCAAAGTCCATCCGTGGCTCCACGCCCAAAGTGAGAGGCACCTGTCAGATTGAGCGTGCAGCCAGTGAATCCCCGCATTTTATGCGTTTTCATGTTGCCTGCCCGCACTGCGGGGAGGAGCAGTACCTTAAATTTGGCGATAAAGAGACGCCGTTTGGCCTCAAATGGACGCCGGATGATCCCTCCAGCGTGTTTTATCTCTGCGAACATAATGCCTGCGTCATCCGCCAGCAGGAGCTGGACTTCACTGATGCCCGTTATATCTGCGAAAAGACCGGGATCTGGACCCGTGATGGCATTCTCTGGTTTTCGTCATCCGGTGAAGAGATTGAGCCGCCGGACAGTGTGACCTTTCACATCTGGACGGCGTACAGCCCGTTCACCACCTGGGTGCAGATTGTCAAAGACTGGATGAAAACGAAAGGGGATACGGGAAAACGTAAAACCTTCGTGAACACCACGCTCGGTGAGACGTGGGAGGCGAAAATTGGCGAACGTCCGGATGCTGAAGTGATGGCAGAGCGGAAAGAGCATTATTCAGCGCCCGTTCCTGACCGTGTGGCTTACCTGACCGCCGGTATCGACTCCCAGCTGGACCGCTACGAAATGCGCGTATGGGGATGGGGGCCGGGTGAGGAAAGCTGGCTGATTGACCGGCAGATTATTATGGGCCGCCACGACGACGAGCAGACGCTGCTGCGTGTGGATGAGGCCATCAATAAAACCTATACCCGCCGGAATGGTGCAGAAATGTCGGTATCCCGTATCTGCTGGGATATTGGCGGGATTGACCCGACCATTGTGTATGAACGCTCGAAAAAGCATGGGCTGTTCCGGGTGATCCCCATTAAAGGGGCATCCGTCTACGGAAAGCCGGTGGCCAGCATGCCACGTAAGCGAAACAAAAACGGGGTTTACCTTACCGAAATTGGTACGGATACCGCGAAAGAGCAGATTTATAACCGCTTCACACTGACGCCGGAAGGGGATGAACCGCTTCCCGGTGCCGTTCACTTCCCGAATAACCCGGATATTTTTGATCTGACCGAAGCGCAGCAGCTGACAGCTGAAGAGCAGGTCGAAAAATGGGTGGATGGCAGGAAAAAAATACTGTGGGACAGCAAAAAACGACGCAATGAGGCTCTCGACTGCTTCGTTTATGCGCTGGCGGCGCTGCGCATCAGTATTTCCCGCTGGCAGCTGGATCTCAGTGCGCTGCTGGCGAGCCTGCAGGAAGAGGATGGTGCAGCAACCAACAAGAAAACACTGGCAGATTACGCCCGTGCCTTATCCGGAGAGGATGAATGACGCGACAGGAAGAACTTGCCGCTGCCCGTGCGGCACTGCATGACCTGATGACAGGTAAACGGGTGGCAACAGTACAGAAAGACGGACGAAGGGTGGAGTTTACGGCCACTTCCGTGTCTGACCTGAAAAAATATATTGCAGAGCTGGAAGTGCAGACCGGCATGACACAGCGACGCAGGGGACCTGCAGGATTTTATGTATGAAAACGCCCACCATTCCCACCCTTCTGGGGCCGGACGGCATGACATCGCTGCGCGAATATGCTGGTTATCACGGCGGTGGCAGCGGATTTGGTGGGCAGTTGCGGGCGTGGAACCCACCGAGTGAAAGTGTGGATGCAGCCCTGCTGCCCAACTTTACCCGTGGCAATGCCCGCGCAGACGATCTGGTACGCAATAACGGCTATGCCGCCAACGCCATCCAGCTGCATCAGGATCATATCGTCGGGTCTTTTTTCCGGCTCAGTCATCGCCCAAGCTGGCGCTATCTGGGCATCGGGGAGGAAGAAGCCCGTGCCTTTTCCCGCGAGGTTGAAGCGGCATGGAAAGAATTTGCCGAGGATGACTGCTGCTGCATTGACGTTGAGCGAAAACGCACGTTTACCATGATGATTCGGGAAGGTGTGGCCATGCACGCCTTTAACGGAGAACTGTTCGTTCAGGCCACCTGGGATACCAGTTCGTCGCGGCTTTTCCGGACACAGTTCCGGATGGTCAGCCCGAAGCGCATCAGCAATCCGAACAATACCGGCGACAGCCGGAACTGCCGTGCCGGTGTGCAGATTAATGACAGCGGTGCGGCGCTGGGATATTACGTCAGCGAGGACGGGTATCCTGGCTGGATGCCGCAGAAATGGACATGGATACCCCGTGAGTTACCCGGCGGGCGCGCCTCGTTCATTCACGTCTTTGAACCCGTGGAGGACGGGCAGACCCGCGGTGCAAATGTGTTTTACAGCGTGATGGAGCAGATGAAGATGCTCGACACGCTGCAGAACACGCAGCTGCAGAGCGCCATTGTGAAGGCGATGTATGCCGCCACCATTGAAAGTGAGCTGGATACGCAGTCAGCGATGGATTTTATTCTTGGCGCGAACAGTAATGAGCAGCGGGACAAGCTGACGGGCTGGATTGGTGAAATTGCCGCGTATTACGCCGCCGCGCCGGTCCGGCTGGGAGGCGCAAAAGTGCCGCACCTGATGCCGGGTGACTCTCTGAACCTGCAGACGGCTCAGGACACGGATAACGGCTACTCCGTGTTTGAGCAGTCACTGCTGCGGTATATCGCTGCCGGACTGGGTGTCTCGTATGAGCAGCTTTCCCGGAATTACGCCCAGATGAGCTACTCCACGGCACGGGCCAGTGCGAACGAGTCGTGGGCGTACTTTATGGGGCGGCGAAAATTCGTCGCATCCCGTCAGGCGAGCCAGATGTTTCTGTGCTGGCTGGAAGAGGCCATCGTTCGCCGCGTGGTGACGTTACCTTCAAAAGCGCGTTTCAGCTTTCAGGAAGCCCGCAGCGCCTGGGGGAACTGTGACTGGATAGGCTCCGGTCGTATGGCCATCGATGGTCTGAAAGAAGTACAGGAAGCGGTGATGCTGATAGAAGCCGGACTGAGTACCTACGAGAAAGAGTGCGCAAAACGCGGTGACGACTATCAGGAAATTTTTGCCCAGCAGGTCCGTGAAACGATGGAGCGCCGCGCAGCCGGTCTTAAACCGCCCGCCTGGGCGGCTGCGGCATTTGAATCCGGACTGCGACAATCAACAGAGGAGGAGAAGAGTGACAGCAGAGCTGCGTAATCTCCCGCATATTGCCAGCATGGCTTTTAATGAGCCGCTGATGCTTGAACCCGCCTATGCGCGGGTTTTCTTTTGTGCGCTTGCAGGCCAGCTTGGGATCAGTCGCCTGACGGATGCAGTATCCGGCGACAGCCTGACTGCCGGAGAGGCACCCGCGGCGCTGGCGTTATCCGGTGATGATGACGGACCACGACAGGCCCGCAGTTATCAGGTCATGAACGGCATCGCCGTGCTGCCGGTGTCCGGTACGCTGGTCAGCCGGACGCGGGCGCTGCAGCCGTATTCGGGAATGACCGGTTACAACGGCATTATCGCCCGTCTGCAACAGGCTGCCAGCGATCCGATGGTGGACGGCATTCTGCTCGATATGGACACACCGGGCGGGATGGTGGCGGGGGCATTTGACTGTGCTGACATCATCGCCCGTGTGCGTGACATAAAGCCGGTATGGGCGCTGGCCAACGACATGAACTGCAGTGCAGGTCAGCTGCTTGCCAGCGCCGCCTCCCGGCGTCTGGTCACGCAGACCGCCCGGACAGGCTCCATCGGCGTCATGATGGCTCACAGTAATTACGGTGCTGC